AAGTTTGTTGGTTTCTGTCCTGTTCCAATTGTTTCTACATCAGCAGCTGCTCCAAGTGCTGCCGTGAGAACTTCCGGTGTTATCTCAGCAATCTTTGCACCCATGGTAACGCTCCATGACTCAAGAATCTTTGTTCCTTTTGTTGCCCCTCTCATTCCGTCAAGCTCAATTGTTCTAAAACCTGGAACGGCTTTAAAGCTTCCGCCACCCTTTGTTGCTCCAATGAGCTTTCCTCCTGTTACAGCCGTTTCGAAAGTGTCTGTCTTTACATCAAAATTTTTGAAAAATGCCCCTGCGTCAAAAACAAGGTGCTGTATAGTATTAGCATTTAAGCCGTTTATAATCTTATTTGCGTCCATTTCTATCCCTTTCTAACTTGTATCTCAAACGTACACGTTTTACGTCTAATGCTTGAATCTGTATCAATTACATTGTTTGTCGATACGTGATAAATTGCTGCGCTAATTCCCTTCTCGGTCAAGTGCAATCTATCAAGCTTTGATTCTATTTTTTCTGCGATTTCATCAATGTTTTTTGTCGAACTTCCTTTATCCCATACATCGAAGTCTACAACTATGTTGTGTAAGCCCTCTTTGACCATGTCCATGGTTATATGCATGACAACATGTGGAAAGACGTTGGCCTGTGGCATTACATCGAGTGCCAATGGTGATATTGGATCAATTTGCTTTTTTATAAGCCTCTTCAGCTCTCTTATCATTCGCCATCTCCTTCATCATTGCCGTTCGGAATATCCGGCTTTTTGTCATTCATTTTTTTGACATACTGTGATTGTATGCGGTTGATTTCCGGTATGCTTTTTGCCACTGTGGTCCTAAGCAATCCCAACCGTGGATAATTGTATTCTCCAAGTTCCTGCTGCATCATCCATGACGGATGTTTATATCCTACTTGCACGTCAAGTTCTTTTTTACGAGCCCAATACTGCACCGATTTGTTTGCATATGTCTTTTTAAACTTATTTTTTCTCGCTGCTATTCGTCTGCCTCTTACAAAATTGGGTTTATAGCTTTCGAAAATTGCATTTGCTGTTTGTTTTGACACGTATTTGCCAACGTCACGATTTGCCGCATGGATGAGTTCTTCCAATGTATAAAGGACGGTGTCAACATTTGATTCAAATGTTAACCCGTCCTTCTTTGTAATTTTCATCCCGGCATTAGGCTTTTGCATGATCTATTCCTCCCACGCAGTTAAGCTCTACCTCTTTACCAATGATTTGTACATTTGCAATTTGCCAAACTTTGCCATTATATTCGAGGTATTCCTCATCTTCGTAGTCGTAGTAATCAGCAAGTCTAATTCGGATTTGCCTTTTAAACCCTTGCGCCATCGCTTCGAGTGATTCGCTAAAATATATTCTATCAACTCTGCCAAGTACTTCTTTGCTATCACGCACGATTTCAACGTCACCGTATTCGTTTATAGTTTCTTTTGTCTTTAACAGTTTGATGATTTCGCTAAACATTTTATTGCCCCTTTTTATATTTTTTGCTTAAACTCAAAGCATTTCGCAAGTGATTATATGCGCTGCAATAACGATCGGCTTGATTTTCAAAATTGTATTGCCATCTCAAATAAAGCTTAATCGCCTTTTCCATCAGTGCATCCATCTTTGTTATATCTATGCCGACTCGATCCATGTCAAGTTTGCAAGCCTCAATGTTTGCTTCTATATCCGAATTTAATTTATCATGATGAATCCTTAAATCCGTTTTTGCTTTATCTAACATCACAGCTCCTTACTTTGACGACTTCTTGCCTCTTCCCTTTGCTTTCTTCTCTGGCTCTTCAGCAACTGCATCAGCGCCTTTCTCTGCAACTGTGTCAGTGGTTTCGTCTTCTGATTCATCAGCAGCATCTGCTGCAGTTAGCACTTCATCCGTTGTATAAGTTGTGTCGATTGCTTTGAAATAAATATCGTCCAATGCCGCAGCATTTATCTGCATTTCCTCATAGCGCTCCGGCGAAATTTCGAGAATTTCGCCTGCTTCGACCTCTCTATCAAGAGATATGTCTAAAAACCTTTTTGTAACTATAATTTTCATTTTTTACCTCCCTATATGCTTGGAGTTCCTGTAAATGTGATTAGGGCTCCAGCCTTCTGGTTTTCGAGTGCTCCGTCTCCAACAACGTGTGCCGCTACAGTCCAGTTGCCGGTCTTTACTTCTCTATCTCTCAAAATTTCAAGTGGTGCTACATCGTTCCAAAGGAACTGTGCCGGATCAAGGATAAGGATTTCACCTTTTGCAAGAGAATCTTCCTGCTTGATTCCATTGCCCAGGAGGTTGCCCTTTACAGCTTCGGACATATCTGTTACGAAGTTAACCGTCTGATTCTTGTTTGCAAGCATTGCGATTGCTCCGTAGATATCAGCTCTATTTGCATACACATATGTAGTGCCAACTTCATTTAGCTTGCTGAGTGCTTCGAGAACTGTATCGATTCCAAGGCCCTTTGTTGATTTAACAAGATTGTCCTTATGCAGCCCTTTTCCCTTGCCGTTGTCGTTATTTGTCGCATCCTTGATTGTCGCGATAATGGAATCGGCCATTGCCTTTTCGATGCGCTTTGCGAGCTCGTCTGTGATGTAAGCTTCAAATGCATCTATGGACATGCTCATGAGTTCATGTGAAATAACGATGTGCTTCGAAATCTTCTTACCTGCAAGAAGTACCTCTACAAATGTATTCTGCTCATCGTCATTTGCTGTACCTTCTGCAACGACCTTGGCATCACCTGCAACTATTGCAATATGGCGCACCATTCTAAAGATTCCGCCAGAGCTTATCCTCTTAACGTCTGCCACGATTGGATGCATCTGACCCAATGTGCTGTAAATCTTGTTTGCCGTCTCTGTAGGAATCAGGGCTCCTGAATTTTCTGTGGTGTGGGTATATGCTGCTCTTTCCTCTGCAGTCATTTCCTTGCCCTGCAAGTTCTTTAGCCATGCGCTCCTGTAAAGCTTATCATAGCTATTTGCTCCTGATCTGTCGCTATTCTCTCTAATGACAGTTCCGACATGACCGCTTGCAATCTTGTCAAGCAGCGACTGTCTTTTTTCAGCCTTTCCCTCAAGCTCCTTTTTCTGCGCTAAAAGTCCATCGCGCTCTTCGATGAGTTTGTTAGACTTCTCCTCAACATCATCAACATCAACATCTTCCTCTTCAAGTCTTGCTTTTAGCTTAGTAAGCTCCTCTGCTATCTCAGCCAATCTCTTTATGATCTCACTTAGTTTCATCTTAATCCTCCATTGCTTTTTCGATTGCTAATCTTAACTTTAATTTTCTTTTGCGCTCTTCAAGTCTCTCCGCTTGAATTTTGTCAATCACTCCGTTAACAAAATTTCGAGCATTTATCGTAGTGTCATCATTTGCCGGAATTCCGACTGCTGACACGTCGTAAACCTTTCTAACAGATTCGTGGACTATCTTTTTTGCATCTTCCTCAAATCTATATGAGCCAACTGCAAAGCTCCAGCTCATTTTAGTAATCAAGCCACTTTTTATATCCTCATAAAGTTGCTTTGATTCTGCGTTGCTTGATAGATCTGCTTCTATAAGCATTCCAGTATCGTCAAGCTCCACCTTTAGTGTGTTATTTGATGTCCTTGCAAACACTCTGCCTTGATGATCATATAGCATGATTACATCGCTCATGTCTGTATTCTCAAAGCATTTCTTCGGAAATTCTTCATACACTTTGCCCTCTTCAGATTCAAATAAAACATATGGTTCGAACTTCATCGCATAGCCTGTCACGATATAGTTTTCACTTTCTGTTTCTTTTGCTCTGATTTCAATTGTCTTTCTAAATTGCCTGTTTTCAAACTTTAATTTTGGAATTTTCATTTTTACTCCTCTCCGTTTACACCTGCATCAAGCTTTGTTGTCTCCGAATACTCTTTGCGTATATAGTATTTGTCGCCGCCATCGATTGGCGACATATTGTATATTTCGCGTCCTTGATTATGCGTTATGAAACCGCGATCAAATAGTTGTGTAACCGTGGATAGCTTTTCAGCTGGTGACAGATACTGCAATCTATTTGCGGTTAACATTATAAAATTATCATTTGCGAGCTCTCTTTCGGTAAATGCCAAATTCGAATGAACCAAGCTTGCCTGTATTGCGAATGGTTCTATTTTTCCTTCATAGAAAGCTGCCCATTCTTCAGAGTTAAACGAGTTTTGCAGAATCTTATCATTAACTCCAAAATGCGCGTACACGTTCTCCTTTATCTGCTGCATCTGCTTGTCGTCAATCATCACCGGATTTGATGTAACCTGCTTGACCTCTTTATACTTTGAGTCAAATAGCATAACTCCCGTAGGATTGTTAGCAAGGTTTTGCTTTGCAAACTTATTTCGCTCAGCTTCCATGTCATCATCGTTTATTATCTTGAATTTTTATTTTATTCCTGTTAATCAGCACCAAACAAATGCCCTTCTACAAAGCATTAAAATGACGCTTGGTAAAGAGTCCTTTGGTTTAAGTTGCAAATTTACAACATTTTTTTCAAACATGCGTAGCCAAGGGGTTATATTATGCCGTGGTGTTAATCTTGATTTAAGCAAAGATTTTATTTTTTCCAAAGATTGGAAAAATCAAAGAAATATAGTAATTTTGCATCACGAGAGTACTTAAATGTAGCTTCGCTCAGGATAACTTAGTTGCCATAATAGGCATAAAATGTGCACAAGAAAGTTTGTGGCACGTTGTTCCGCACTTGGAACGGTGTAAAACGAACGAAGGACCATTCCCAAATTATCCCCTAAAAAGGGCCAAAAGCTAACCCAACATGGTATTGAAGACTGACAGAAACCTAAAGTTGTACTACTCCATTAAGGAAGTAAGTGACATTATAGGTGTAAACGAGAGTACACTGCGGTATTGGGAAACCGAACTACCGCAACTTAAACCGCGCACCGCTACTGGGTCGAAGGTGCGCCAGTACACAGACAGAGACATCGACCTGCTAAAAAACATCTACACGCTGGTTAAGGTAAGAGGATTTAAAATTGCTGCCGCACGTAAGATGATTAACGAAAATCGCGAAGGCACCAACAGAAGTACACATGTGCTTAATACACTTCTCGCGGTTAGGGACGATTTGCGCGCGCTCAAAAAAGAGCTCGATGGACTGGTGTGATACGATTTGGCGAGTTGATTAAAACTCGACAAACTGGTGTAAACAAACATTAGAGCATACACACGCCAAGCATAGACCAAGTAAAAGGACACTATGAGAGGCGATTGCACTAAAGAATTAAAAAGGCTTCCTGCTTAAAGCAAGAAGCCTTTTTATTTGTTTGCCCATCATGGAGCCATCATTTTCGAGAAAAACGCATTATTTTTTGGCTTCCAATTCGCCCAGATAACGTTCGGCTTCCAATGCAGCCTTGCATCCAGAACCTGCAGCAACAACAGCCTGACGGTATACAGGGTCGGCACAATCGCCTGCAGCGAACACGCCCTCTACATTGGTCTTACATGTTGCACCTTGCGTTTTGATATAACCAATTTCATCCAATTCGAGCCACTCTTTAAACACATCGGTGTTAGGTTTGTGTCCAATAGCAAGGAAAAAGCCATCAAGAGGCAAATCATAACGTTCTTCGTCGGCCTCGCCCATGCGCTTTACAAGGTGCGCGCCTTGCAATCCGCCTTCGCCATAAAGGCCAAGCGTGTTGTGTTCGTAAAGGATTTCTATTTTAGGATTGCTCTCCACACGCTTTTTCATCACTTCAGAAGCGCGCAAGAAAGGCTTGCGTACAATCATGTAGACTTTAGAACAAAGCCCAGCAAGGTAGCTAGCTTCTTCGCAAGCAGTGTCGCCACCACCCACAACAGCCACCACTTTTTTGCGATAAAAGAAGCCATCGCAAGTGGCACAGGCGCTGACACCTTGTCCTTTATATTTCTCTTCGTCGGATAATCCAAGGTATTTGGCAGATGCGCCAGTAGAAATAATCACCGTTTCGGCCTCAATTTCCACACCTCGGTCTGTGGTAAGCACATAAGGTTTACTACTAAAATCGGCCTTAACAATCACTCCTTCGCGAATATCAGCACCAAAACGCGCAGCTTGCTCGCGAAATTCGAGCATCATTTGATTACCGTCAACTCCCTTTGGATAACCTGGGAAGTTTTCTATCTCTGTGGTTTGGGTAAGCTGTCCACCTGTTTGCATTCCGCAATATAGCACTGGGCTAAGGTTAGCTCTTCCCGCATAGATGGCCGCAGTGTATCCAGCCGGACCGCTACCCACGATAAGGCAGCGTGTATATTCTCTTTTGTCCATAAATGATTTGTTTATAATTAGGGGCGAACCCATTCTGCATATTTTTGTACAAACAATGTGCCAAAAGTTGTTTAAGGGCTTGCCAGATGGTTAAAATTGCGAAAAGGAA